TTTTCATCATCGATTTTCTCCTTCATATTTTTCGATTTCAACGCTTGGCATCATTTTATCCACATTTGGAACAGATTTGCTCAAGATTGTTTTCTCAATTGACGTATCAGCTCTTAATTGTGCTAATTTTGCGTTCTGATCCAACTTTTCTTGCTTATCTTGTTGGTTCATCATCGCTTTCATACGATCTAAATTGATTCTTTCTTGTCCTTCACGTTTTTTACGCTCGTTATCCATTGCTCTAAGGTCTAATTCTCTGCTTCTTAGCTTAGCAACTGGATCATTATCAAATTGTGAAGTGACTGCCTTCTCTTCTTTTAGGAATTCACTCATCATTTCAGCTATTAATACTGCTTTTCTAGATTCAATTCGTTGTTGCATTTCTTGAGCCTGCATTTGCATCGCAGGATTTTGCGTCATCATTTGTAATTGAGGTAATTCTTGCCTGAATTCTAATTCAATTTGTTCTTGAGCCATTAAACTTATGTGTTCAAAAATATTTTTTTCCATAGCACCTGTTATCATAGGATTATTTCTAGCAATATTAGTTGCCATAAAATTTAAATGCGATGTGATGTGAGCTCTGTGATCTTGACCAGGGAAAGCTTGAAAAGGTTTTCCACCTAAAGCCATAATATTTTCTAAACTTGGATCCAGTGGTTGAGGCTGTTCCGGTTTTTTTAACAACACATCAATATCTTTTACTCCTAATGCTTCATACATATTTCTATATGCTTGATACAGATTATGCATCTGTGGATTTGAGGTTGCCAGCTGCAACTCCGTTTGCGCGAGGGAGATACGCTGAGTTTGAGAAAAGATGTTGGGATCGGCAACTGGCAAAATATCTACCCGATCATCAAAGTCTTGTTGTTTGATAGTTCTTTGACCCCCAACTACATCGTATGGATATTCTGGTGGTAGATATAACTTGAATACTCTTGCTAACATTTTAAATTCTTGTTTTAGCGAAGAGTAAATTCTTTTGTGAATAGCTGACATAACTCTTGATCCTCTTTCTAGAAGAGCAACAGTTGTACCAACAGCTGCTTGTTGATTACCATCACCAACCTGTAAATCTGCAATAGCTGCAAATCTTTGTCCAGCTTGAACTACAATACCCATTAAGTTTAGTAGAGTAGCTGATGGTTCTTTAAATGGTAACATCATAAATGAATCTTTTAAATTTCCACCTGGTGCGTCTACATCTCTAAACTCACCTGGTTGAATTGATTGTGCGTCATCTCTAATTCTAATACCACGCATCTTAAATCCTGCAGGTAAATTAGACAGAGTCCCTGCATCAAGCAACTGTCGTAATGCTGCTGTTGCAGTTCTTGATAATCCACCGATCATGTGAATCAAACCAAAGCCATAAAAACCTAGACCCGGTAAAAATTTAAAGTGAACAAAGTATTGAATCTTTTCTTTTTTAGGATCACCTATTTCATAGTTTCTTTTAATAGATAAAACTTTTCTTGTAGCAAGTTCTACTGTTACAATGTAAGGAATTTTTATTCCTGATGGTTCACCTGTTTGTGGATCTTGATCTTCAAAACCTTCTAGATCTAAATTAACATGACATTCTAACAAAGTATAAATATCATCGTCTTTAGATTTTCTTTGACCTTCAAGTTCTCTTTCTTTTTTCTCTACTTCATTTTCTTGATAACCAGGTGTACCTAATTCTATATCTCTATAGAAACCTGCAACTTGTTGTTTTCTTAAATCGTTTTTAGAAACTTTAATCCGGTGGATGATTGCTTCCGCTTCGTCTAATGAGGTAGCCGAATAGGGAACAATCAAATCATCCGCTGGAACGAACTTCGATGTTGCTCTTGCTTCAAGTTCATCATAATAAACTTTTTTAAAAGCTGAGCCTGCTAAAGGTAAATAAAAAAGCAGTTGGTCGAAGTCGGGCTCATAGTCTTTCATTTTTTCCATGAGCTCGTAATTCATGTAATCTTTTACTCTCTCAGATTGTTGTTGTTTTTCTGGTGACTGCGCTCCGATCACTTGTGTTCTAACTGGACCGTCTGCGGGTAATAATTCTTTGTAAGCTAATGCTTGAAATTGTGTGACTGCTTCTGCTAATACTGGGTGAGTTGCACCACTTGCTCCTTGGAAAGGTTCTGTTCGCATGTCGTACTTGAAACCTAATAGATCTAAACCTGTAGTATAAGATCTTTCCCAATCTTTTCTTGAAGCGTTATAGTCGTTATATTTTTGAGTTAAGTCAGATCCTAATTCGTCTAGGACATGCTCTTCTAAAAATTCTGCTAAGTTTGCGTAATGCTCATCGCCACCTTCTGGTGATGCTGCGTTAGGATCAAAATCAACTGTAACTGATCCATCTTCTGCTTCTTCTATTTCAACAGGGCCTTTAGCTGTTTGCTCTTCGAGTATAACTTCCTCTCGCAAATTTTCAACTTCTGCGTCTGATGGAATCTCAAGTTTGTTTCTTGGCTCTTGTGTTAGAGCCTTGTCTATTTTGTCTGCCATTTCTTTTCTCCTCTACTGTTCTAACAGTATTATAGTTAATATTCAAGCCCTGAGGCGTGGGTCCAGATTCAGGCGGCAGGAGCCAGGTCTTAGGGTAATTTGATGTTTTTGATTTGATCATTGTATTTTCCAAATGTTGATTGTCCTACTTCTTCAAAATCGTCTGTTAAACGTCCTAAATCTCTTGCTCTCTCCGCTGCAGCAAACTCTGGATCTACTCTTCTTTTAGCATTGTTAAGAGCAACTTCTGCATCTCCTGACTCCATAGCAAAGACATAATCTATAGGTTTTAAATCAAGACCTCTTTCTTCAGCTAAAGCATTTGCTTTAAAAACTGCACCAGTTCCTAGTGCGTATCCTAAAGGTTTAAATACCTTTCCAACTACTTTTGCACCTTTACCTAATTTACTTAGTATACTTCTTTCACTTACTTCTATGTCAGCGCTTATTTTTTTCTTAAGGGCAGTTATTTCTTCGCTTGTTAAATCTGCTAAATTTTTTCCTTTAACTTTAGTATCCACTCCTCCGACTTTTTCAACACGAAGTTTATCATCTATAGGAAGACCATATTCATCTGTTACTGGAAATGCTTTGTTAAAACCAATTAATTGTTTGTATTCTTTGGGTAGTTCTTTAACTGCTTTTTTAACTATTTGTTCTGCATTAGTATTTAATTGATCAACACGTTTTAGATATTTTAAACTGTCTGATTCGTTTTTAGAAGCGGCAGCTTCAAAAGCTAGTTTAGTATTTTCTCTAATACCATCTGCAATATCATTTAATTTAGTATTGTAAGGTGCAAGTTTTGAATTCATTTCTTTGGTGACTATTGCAATGTCATTTGTAGTCAAAGGTATTTCACCACCTATATTCATAATGTGGTGAAAAGGAAACTTATCAGATCCTTTTAAATATTTTGCTTTGCCAGTTGTTATAGATAATCTATCTCCTCTTTTTGCTTTTATCTTTTTTTCTTTTTCTGTTTTTTGTGCTTCAGTTAATTTTCTTTCTTCAGGGTAAGCTTCTTCAGCGGCTTTAGATCTTACATCAAAAGTAGGTTTACCACCTGGTCTCTTACTATCTAATTCTAAAATTTCATCCTCTGATCTTCCAGTAATTTTTAATATCTCTTTAAACTCAGGGGAATCAACTCCGGCTTCTATTGCTTTGTTAAATTGAGCTATGTATTGTGCAGGGATAACGCCTGTGCCTTTTCTAACTTTACCAGCTCTCTCTGCCGCTCTTATTTGAGCGTCTGTAACTTTAGCTTTGAAGTTTCCAAAATCTTTAGTCTTAAAAATATTGTCTACTAACTTTTTAAAGTTTGCATCTTTTGCTGCTTTAGCTGCATTAAATCTTCTTGCATATCCTGCTTTTTGAGCATCCGTTAAATTTTCACCACTAGGCATAGGTTTTCTTCCATCTTTAAAACCTGCTCGTCCACCGCCATATTTATTTAGTCTTTCAATGACTTCTTCTTTAGAAAGTTCTATAGCTTTTCCTTCGTTGTCAAAATCAAAAGCAGGGGTAGTTTGCCCTGGATTATTTTTAATCCAGTCGTCCCAATAATCTTTTCTATCAATAGCAAACTTTCTGGCTTCTTTTCCAGAGATTAAACCATCAGCAATATATTCTCTTGTAATCTCTTCTAACTCTGGAACAATAAATTGAGGATCGATTGTATTGCTTCTAACAGCTAATACAGTTCGATTAATTCTTTCGTATAAGTCTTTTAGTTGTTTTGGTTTTCTTGGTGGAGGAGTGTCATCAGAGGGAGTTCCATCAGCTAGATTAACTCTATCTGCATCTACTCTCATTTTAGATAAGTCTTTTTGTTTACGAGTAGGAGATTCGATATACGAAGTTATCGCCTTACCGTAATCAGCGATCTTCATTTTACGCTCCTATAATTCCTGCTAGTCCTCCGGTAGCTATAGATGATCTTTCCATTCTAATGAATTCGTCAATGTCCATAACAGGCATTCCAGGTCTTTGTTCTTGCATGTCGTATTTATACTGTTCATACATTTCAACCATCATAGGATCGTAATCACCTGGGTTGTACGCCATTTTAACATTATCTCTATTAGAAGGTCCGCCTATATCCGTCATTTCATTAAAGTAAAAATCTTTTATCTCTTCTATAGAATTTGGTCTTCTACCTTTCATTCGTATGAATTCTTTGACCACTTCCTCAATTTCAATATTCATGTCCTTGGGGCCTGATGCCATATCCATTTTAATAGTTTCTATACCTTCTTTTTCCATAGATTTTTTACCAAAAATTTTTTCAAAGTCCTCCATAGGATCTTTAATTTTTATATTATTCCTTTTTATGTAATCAGTCAAGGTTTCTCCACTCTCAACTCCTACACCAGATTCGTAGGCATCAATGATATCTGCGTATGATTCTTCTTCCATTAGTAATACACCTTCGTTGTTTTAGGGATTTTTTCCTCCCTATAATCTTCTGGGTGATCAATTAAACCACCCTGTCTGAATCTCATCACCGCTTGAGTCATGCTATCAACTAAGTCGTCATGATCTCCAAACGGAAAAGCTGCACATTCTTCTATAACCTCTTGTGCAAACTCCATTTCTTTGGGCGCCCATATTCTCCCCGATTCAAACAGCGGAG